CGGACGAGGCTTCCACGACGGTATTGCCAATCTTGATATGCAGCGGCATGTCTTTGTTCTCGCGAGCGTTGGCATCGCTGTATGTCGAGAAATCGATCTGCGCATCCGCAATGTCGCCGCTTTCGGATACGACATCGACTTGCTCGCCCTTCTGATACAGCACGTCCACCTTGACCCCACCCGCCGCGAGCGTCCGCGCCTTCATCCATGGCGTGAGGTAGGGCTTGCCGTTCTGGTCGGACAACTTCACACGATACTTGCTCTTGTCGTCGCTGACTTCGGCAATCGTCCCTTTCCTGCGGCGATTGCGGTTTCGCCGCTCAAGCTCGGCAATTCGGTGTAGCATTTCCGCAAGCTGCTCAACTAAATCGCTCATGAAGACACCTAAAAGGCTGCCGTCATCAACATGGCGTCGGCTTCGCCGTAAACCATGCCGTAACGGCGGATGGCAGCTTGCAGCTCATCGGCATCGCCCGAAATCTGCGTGCGCATAAGCTCGATATTCTTCGCCATATGAGGCGCGTTCGGAATTAGATCGGCATCGCATTTTGCAAAGAACCGCCCAAACGGCGAGCCTTCCCCAAGCACCGCCCCGCGAATAGGGTCGGCGACGACTTCCGTTGTGAGCTTGAGCCGATGAGCTGCGAGGCGCGTACCGTTCGCATCCGTGCTTACGCGGTCGCGCTCGACACTCAACAGACGAAGGCTGAAACTCCGCAGCAGCTCCGCCCACTGATTTTGCGGATCGTTGAGCGCATCGCCAATCTGGCGGATGGTCATATCAAGCTGAAACTCAAAATTCGCGTCGGTCGCCGGAAGCCCACCGTAGATGACGCTTTCGTCCGTTTCCGGGTCGGTCACGACATGCGGCGAAGCTATCCCGGCCTCAAAGGTGATATCGACGCTTCCATTTTTGTTGAGCGCCCGCGTCTCTAGTCCGTCCGTCACCTTTGACCCACCGACATAGACCGAAATGAACGGCTTTTCCTTATGGGTTCTAAGCTTGCCGTCCGCGCCAACGTCAAGCGTTCCGATTTCACTATCAAGCACGTTGTCGCCGACCATAGTTTGCCCGATCAGAGCTTGCACGGCGGCGATGCGGATGGCGATACAGGCAAGCGACATGTGACACACTCACTTTTCATTGAGGACCGCGACAATCAAATTGCTGTAGCGGTCGGAAATAAAACTGACTTCCCAAACAGGTTCGCCCTGTCGATCGATAGCGCGCACGGCATCGCCAGCTTGAAGCCGTGGGCCGTCATATGAGCCGCGATCTAGGAAAAGCTCCGCCTGCCCCGCCGCAAGACGGCTGCGGAAGACGCCGGCTTGACCGGCACCTGTCGGCTTGGAATCATCGCCGCCCTCGCAAAGCGCCTCGCAGCGAACGATAATTTGCGGGCGCTCCGGGTCGGCCTTTCCACCCTTCATGAAGGAAAGCCGCACCCGCTCGCCAAAAGCGCCGCCGATCTTCCGATCAACGGCGGCTTCCAGTTTTCGCCAATCGACCATGTTACTGATGCAACACTACGGAACCGAAGTCGGACGGATTGGCGGCGACATCAGCGGAATAGCCGATCTTCGTCTTGCCGCCGGTAGCATCGCTGGTCGCGGCGCCTGCATCCCAATAAAGGGGGATGCCTTCGGTTGCCCAAGCCTGCGCGGCAACCTTTGGCAGTAGGTAGACGCCTTCGCGGTCAATATTGACGCGCGCCCCTGCCTTGGCCGAATGCGCTGCGACACCGAAGAGCTTGCCGACCATTACCCCGTCACCGGAGTTGACATCAGTCGGCGCGGTCACTTCCAGCGTATCGCCTTCCTGAATATAGTTTTTCATTGCGAGCGTTCCTTATGAACAATGAGGACGAGAGGCGGACCCGGAGGGCCGCCCGTGTTGATCCGCGCCGATTAGGCCAGCTTGCCGGGATTGTGGTAGCCGAACCGGAAGTCGGTCGCGCCGCAGCCGAAATCGTGTTCCACCGACATGCTGAAACCCTGCCGACCGAAAGGCTCATCCATGCGGACGCGCGGCGCTTCGTAACCGTCCAGATAGCCCCAACGGTAATTCGAGCCGGTCGAAGGGTCCGCGAACAGGTCCCAGGACGGCCCGTCGATTTGCGAAGTTTCGACAAGCTCGAACTTGCCCGAGAAGATATTCACGCTCGAAACCGTGGCAGGCGTGATAGAGGCCAGGAACTTTTCCGCATTCGTGAGCTGGTCGGGACCAACGAGCATGATGCGGGCCGGGTTTGCCAACATCGGCTTATCATCGATACTCTTCTGTTTGCTCATCGACTTTCGGCCATCGCCGACGCTATCGACGGTGATCGCCGAGGCCGCTCCAAGATTGGAGTGGTCTGCGTGGAAGACCGTTTTCCCATCGGCAAGCTTGCCGTTATAGGCACCGGCATAGAAGGTGACTTCTTCGAACAACGCCACCGATGCGCCGTAGCTGGTCAAAAGATCGGAAATTGCGCCGAGATCATCATTGATCAGCATCGGACGGCTGATGTTGAGGGCGATGGCATAGCTGAACGCCTGCACCGACTCCTTGCCTTCGCCGAAGGTGCCATATTTGATTTCGCCGTTTTCGAGCACCTGTTTCAGCATCGGGAAATCGCCGACGCGGACAATCGTATCCGGGCGAAAGTCGCGAAAGTTTTTCTTCCGGGCGAACCGGCGGAACGTTGGCTGCGCAAGCGCATAGCGCTGTTCAAGAGTGCGGTTCACGGCACCTTCGAAGATTGCCGGGAAATCGGACGTTGCGTGCGATGCGCGCGTGAAAATGTCGTCGATGTCCCGAGCATTCAGCATGCGGCGACCACGGAAGTTGACGCTATCGGCGGCAACATCAATAAGGCCCTGTCCCGTATACTGGCGAGCCGCAGCCGATGGGCCGTCCGTGGGCATCGGCGCACCGAGGCCGTAAGCAAGCGCTTCGACGCGAGCCGCGCGGATCGTCTCGGTTTCGTCTTGCCCAACCTGCGCGCGCACATGGCTGTCAGTTTTGACCGACTGGTCCTTATCGAACAGCTTTTCGAACAGCGCAGAGCGGAAAGCGTCGACGGTCGTTCCGGCACGGATGTGCTCACGGCCAAAGTCTGCAAGGCCGGCGCGGCTGGCGAGGTCGTCAATCGTCGTGGATCGCGTCCGCTCGGCAAGCATCCCTTGCTGCGCGGCGTCCCCATTGTGATTGGCCTGCGGAGTAACCGGCACGGTGCGGGTGGCGCTTTCGAGCGTGGTAATCTCGGCGCGAACCTGTTCAATCTCGGCAAGAATGCCGGCATGATCCTGTTCGATGGCGCGCGCGGCTTCGGTCGAAAGACCGTCCACCAGCTCGCCCCGCTTTTTCTCGGCACGCGTAGACAGCTCGCCCAACTTACTGCGCAACGCGAAAAGCGCAGGCGAGGCTTGCAGCATGTGGTTGATGCCGCCACCCGAAAGGAAGCTGTCGTGTCCGATCAACGTAGCGGCGTGGGAGGGGTCGGCGGAGATGATAACGAATGCGAGGCCGAAGCAAAGAAATGCGGCGACGGTCGCGAAAACATATGCAGCCTTTTTCATGGCGTGCGGTTCCTTATGAAGAGTACCGGGCAGAACAAGCGCCGTCGCCCTGCGTCCCGGTGGAGCGCAGGCGGCGAACTTCGAAATCGAGTATTGGGATTAGGCCAGGCGAAGCGCGGCTTCGGCCATGCGCATGCGGGTGGCGCGGATCAAATAACTATCCGGCTCGCCTATCAGCAATGGAAAAGTCGTCTCGGTTGAGCGGACCTGCGCGCCGGGATCGGCGGGAACGGTCACAAAGGAAACCTCGTTCGGCGTCCAGCGCTCCACGAAAATCTTTTCCACTTCACCCTTCTTCTGCGCTTCCTCAATGCGGATTTTGTCGATGGAGTAGCCAACCGATACATTCTTGATGATCTTGTCTGAGACCAGCCCGAACATGCGGTCGGCAGCAGCATCGATTCCCGGCTTTGGAAAACGCACCGTGCACATGCCCTCGCTGCCCTCGACCCAAGCCCGGTCCACAACTGCCACCTGCGAAAATGTGGACCAACGGGAATGACTGTCGAGAACAGGAGCGCCGGCATTCATGCGCGAAAGGTCAATCGCCCGCTCGCTGACAACTAGGATTTCGTCAAACGGCACGGCACTATCCCATCCCGTATAACGGAGCCGGCGGACAGCCGCCCCCGTCGTAAAGGCCAGCGTCACCGTGCGCGCTTCCGCGTCGATGGAGCTGTTAAGAGCCTCGCCGCGAAACTGCATCGGCAGGCTGGCGGGTGCCTTTCGCACTTCAAGTCTCGTCATCGTCTTGGCCTTCTTCTGCCGTGTCGGGCGGGTCGTCATCCCAACCCTGTTGCAATTGGCCCGCCTGCGAAACGCGGCGGGCGTCGGTATCGAAGACAAGCCCGAGGCCGTCTGTCTTTTTCTGGAATGCCGCGATTTCCGCAATCACTTCGTCGGGATCTTCGCCGGACTCCGCAATGACGGAAGGATGCGACCGGAAGCCGGCGCGAACCTCTTTGATCTTCGCGTTTACGTCCTTCAAAGGATCGGCCGAGTAGAAGCGCGGCGGCGACCATTTCACCGGAACTTTCGGCGACTTAATCAAGCCGGCGAAATATGCCGCCTCACAGAACCAATCCCAAATGGGCTGCAACAGCATCGGAATAATGAACTTCCATTGCAGTTCCGAGATGATCCGCTTGAAAGCTTCGATCCCGATCTTGCTGGACGAGTAATTCACCTTGTCCAACCTGCCGGTCAAAATGAAATACGGCATCCGCCAGCCCGCCGCGATGGTGTGCAGCATCGACACCTTGTAAGGGTCATAGCCACCGGTTGATGCCGGCTGCGAAAAGTCGAGACGCCGACCACCCACGGCATTGTAGAAGGTGCCCGGCTCGAATTTTTCGACACGTTCTCCACGGGCATTGTAGACGCCCGGTTGAAGTGACTTCCCCGTACCTTCGTCAACTGGCGTTCCAAGCATGTCTTGCTCTTCGCCACCGCTCATCACGCCGACAAGGCAGGATTCGAGACGCTTTCGAACAAGTTCCGATTCCTCGTATTTGGCGAGATCATCCAAATCATCCAAAGCCGGGACACCCCAGGGTGTACCGCGAACCTGCGTTCGCTGCTTTTCGAAGACATGGGCAATTTCGGACACCGGAACCGGCTTCGATATGACCGATGACATCGGATCAAAGAAACTGTTGCCGGGATGCGAACCAAACATCCAATAGGCACGCTTGCGGCCAATAGCATCGAACTCGATACCCTGAATGACCTTCCCGCCACCCGAAAGGACACCTTCTTTCGTGCTGTCAATCAGGTCCGTTTCAATGTTCTGCAATTGAAGCGGGACCGGCAGGCCATCTTCAAGCCTGCGGCGGCGGCGGCGGACCAAGCCGTCACCCGACTCGAACATGCCGCGCACCGCAAGAGATATCTGGCCATGGAAATCAAGGTCGCCATCTGCATCACAAACCTTGCTCCATTCGTCAAACAGCTTGTTGACCGCAGGGTCTTTCGACCGTGGCACGATGCCATCGCCGACCGCGTGGGCGACAAGCTGCGCGATGGCATTTGCGGCGTAAGGGTTGTTGCGCACCATATCGCGCATGCGGTCGCGAAGCGCGCGGCCCGCGCGGGATATTTCCGCGTCCGCCGATGTCGAGCGTGCACGCCTGCCGGATTTCAGGCGGCTTGTTTCGGCTGCGGCGTAACCGCGCGACATGATGTCCATCGCCGCGCGATTCTTGATACGCCGAAGGCCAGTTTCCGGCGCAAAATAGCCGATGGTCCGGTCAATGAGATTGGCAACGCTCATCAGTCAAGCGCCGCGCGAATAATGGGAGCGCGGGTCGAGCGGTTGGCCTTCATGGCCGCGAGCGCTTCCCGCATCTCTTTTAGCGAGTGATATTCCACCTCGCGGCGGGTGCCGCCCGAATGGAAAATCACTTTCCTTGCGCCCATTGCCATGGCGTCTTCGAGGGCGGCAATTTGATCGTCTGTCGTAGCCATTGCTATAACCACTCCGATTTTGCAATTTTCTGTGCTTGTGAAGCTGCCGGCGCTTCCGGCGGCGTGGAGAGTTCGCCCTCCCGATGCGCCCAATTGGGATTGACCATTTGTCGGGCGGCGAAGGCATAGACGGTGCAGTCAAGTGCCTCATGGCGGCGACCCGGAACCGGGACGAATTGGCGAGTGCTTTGGCCGCGAACATAGCGAACAATCATCTGCTCGCCCGTGACCTGTTCATACCAAACGTCGGGCAGGTCTTTCGAAAAGCGCATGGATTTCGGGCGAACAAGCCGACCAAAAATATTGCCCTTGATGCCGTCAACGCCAACGATGAAAAGCCGTCCGCCCTTTACCGATGTTTTAGAGCGCTCAATCCATGGCCGATTGCCCGCCGCTCCCTTGATCGCCAGTACGCGGCGATTGAACCGAGGGAACGCAAAACGATAGACCGTCTCCATCGTCTCGCCGTCCGAACTATCGATACAAACGGCATCGATCTTGATCTTGCCGCCTAACGGGTGATCCCATCGGGTCGATATGGCAACGTCCAACTCCGCCCATGTCGAATGATCGTCATAGCGGCCCCAAATCACGGTATGCCCGAGAATGAAGGGAATGCCCGCCTTGTCCCATCCGACAAAGGTCGCCTCAAGTCGATCATCCTGCACGTCAACGCCGACGGTGATAATGAGGACTTCCGCAGGGATGGCCTCAAGCCCGAAATCTTCGGCTCGCGTGGCAAGCTCGATGTCGTCTAGTTCGTCGCTTTCCTCTTCCCATCCTTGGGCAAGGATCGTGTTGACGAACGTTTGCAACGTCGTCGGATCATTCTTGACGGACACAAACTCCCGCGCCAAGCGCCCCCAGGAGGCGTTCGGCAGAAGCGAAATCAGAGCATTCATCCGAAAGCCGGCATGATCCTTGATCTCCGGGCGCAATGCCCGCCAACGTCCGGCGGCAACCATGCCCGGCTTGTGCCGCTCATCAATGGTGCAACCGCATTCCGGGCAAACATAGTAAGCCTTCTCCGGCTCGCCTTCCGGCCACTGGATATCGGCCCATGTGATTTCATGGAAATGTCCGCACTCCGGGCAAGGCAGCTCATAAATCCGCTTGTCCGATTGCTCATAGGCGCGAAGCACATAGCTAGTCGCCTTGTAGACAGGGGTAGACCCCATAACGATCTTGCGATCGGCGAACGAAAGGGTACGGCGCTCGGCAAGCAAAATCGGCGAGCCTTCCTTGGTCGCATCCATGCCGTCCGCTTCGTCGATAAAGAGAATGCGGACATTGTGGCGACGAAGGTTTCGCGGTGCCTTTGCAGCAATGACCTTGAGGAAACCGCCCGGAAAGCGCCGAGCTAGAAGCGTATTACGTCCGCCCTCGTCGGCATCGCCGGTCAACAACCCCCGAAGCGAGGGGGATGCATCAAAGATCGGCTCAACGTCCGAAACCATGTAGTCGCGGCAATCGGCCTCTGTCGGTAGGAGCGACAGAATGGGCGACGGGTCGTTTGCGCAGAAGCTTGCAAGTGCGCTGGTCAGCAACGTGGTGAAGCCAACACGAACCGGTTTTACCAGCGTGACGCGCTCGATTGCCGTGCTGCCGATGGCATCAGCGATTTCAATCTGCGGCGGCCAGAGCTGCACCATGCCCGTCAGCGATGACACGCCTTCAGGCAGATAAACGTTCTTTTCAATCCAGTCCGATAGCCGCAGCTTCGGAGGCGGTAGCAGACTGTCCCACAGCGCCCGCCGCAATATTGCCAGTGCTGTCGCCATCGTCTTCGTCACCAAGCCCGGTAAGCGCCGACCGTATTTCGCGGTCGATCAGGTCAACGTCGTAAGTGGTGAGGTGCGGAAGCTTCTGGCGGCATCGCGACGGCACCGACAACATGCCGTTTCGGATGCGGCGACCTAGAGAGGTCCACTCATTGCGGACATCAACAATCGCGATCAGCTCACGACGAAGCGACGCATTTTTCAATGCGGTCTGGTCGGCCTGCTCTCGTGCCAGTCGGGCGCGTTCCGCAGTTAGCGCATCGGAGCCGTCGCCTGATCGTCCCGCCGCCATCATCCGCAGGTGCTCGCAATAGCGCTGGACCGACCCGACCATGTCGAAGCGATTCCGATCTGTCTTCACCACGATTCCACGCTCGACAAAATCGGAGATCGCCCGCTTGGACACCCCCAACAAATCCGCCAGTTGAGAGGCAGTCATTCCGCCGTCGTTGGCGGCTTCCGGCTCGACTGCGCCGGCTTCCGCCTGCGCAAACATCGTGGTTTCGGCGGCAATCGCATGTTTCTTGTGTGCTTTGGCCGCGAAACTCGCGCTTACGCTGAATTTCTCGGCGGCTTCGCGAACCGTATGGCCTTCGTCAATGTAGGCGATGACCTGCAATCGGAGTTCGTCGGGATAGCTCTTTGCCATCTGATTCCGATTCCACCGATTGAGCGGTGGAATCCCCCTATAATTTTCTTCACAGAGCGAAATCCCGCAGTCGCGCGCACCCGCTAATCGTCCTCTTTTGGGGGAAGGACCCACCCGAGGGGGCCGGGGCGGCGGTCGCCGAGGGGTCGAAGGGCCGGCCCGTCAGGGCACGAGCTTGGTCAAGGCGGCTTCGACCCGCTCTTTGAGCAGCGGTGCCGCGACCCGATGGAAGGCGGCAGACGTTGCGCCCTTGGTCATCTCCTGCGGGATGAACACGCCAGAGCGGGCAAAGGTAATCGTCGTGCCCGCAGTGTTCAGACGGTAGAAGACATGCCCGTTGAAGTGAGGGACATCCTTGCGATCAGGGAACAAGGCGCCACGCATGAACGAGCCGGGATAGAGCGTCGGCTTGCCGAATGGCCTGGCCACTACGCCCGCCGGGGTTTCCTTGGGCCGAAGATACTTCAGGCGAATGTTGCCGCCCTTCGTTACCATCTCGTAGTAGAGCCTGCCCGGTCGCGCCGCCGCTGGATTGCCAATCGCCTTGACGATAGTCGCACGCGGCAGGCCGGTTTGCTTGGTCAGCTCGCGAATGACAACCGTCTTGGCACGGCCACCCACCTGATTGACGATGCGCGGCAAGACTTTCGGGAAGCGCTCTTTCAGCTCGCCAATGCGCTTGCCGTACTCTGAGAGGTTGCGGTCAACCCATTGCATGGATATCGCGGTCATTGGGAAGCCCACCCTACGGACAAGAGAAAAGGCGATCCGTTTGGACCGCCTTGGGTACGATGAAGATTTTTGGCAATGCAGTAGCACCGGCCTTGAATCGCCGCTCTCATTCGAGAGGGTCGAGGCAGGGTCTACCCGGCTAAACAGCGTGGAAGCTTTTCGCTCCGCTCGCCTTCCCCGAAGGTGGCGCGCTTGCACATGGACGGTAGATCATCCTGCCCTTTGACTCTCACAACTTTTCGAAGAACGCAAGAGGGGCGTCTACAAGGTGCACCTTGCCGAAAAGCTCCAGCTTTACGACTGCACCCGTTGCCATACGCTCGCCGCCAAACGAGCGCCCCTTGCGCATCTTGCAGATAATGCCGGACAGTTTGACGAAGGGTCCAAAGGTGAAGCGAACGGCGTCGCCGCGACCGAACTGCTTGCAGTGTTCGCGATCCGGCGCTTCATCGAACGCCTTGAATCGATAGACTTCCTCTTCGGATACACGATGCGGCGAGATCATGCCGCCAACGAAGCCAGCAACCCCATCAACACCGCAGATACCGCACACCGCAGCCGGCGAATAGACGATGTTGACCAGCACATACCCAGGCAGAAGCGGGCGCATGTAGTCCGCAACAACCTTGCCTCGAATGACCTGCTGCCCGGCGTTTTCGAGCGGCAAGAAAACTTTCACGCCCGCCTTGTGAAGAGCCTCTTCAACAGCTTTTTCTTGGCGATGCTTCGTCTCGACCACGAACCACTCCCGCTTTCCCGGCTGATTCTCCGCCGCCATGGACAGCATCGTGACCTTGATTCGCTTCCGGTCGCGCATCTGGTCGAACAACGGTGCAAAGCGCGTCAGGTCGTAAACCTCCGGGTCAACCGGTTTGGTGGCGGCGTAGGTTTTCACGTTATGCATCATTGGATATTCCCTCGTTGACTTGCCGTTCAAATGCAGACCACGCCTCACTAACCGCCGTGTCCAAGTCGGTGATTTCGGATGAGACAGGCGGGAAAAAGAAACGCTCGACGTTTCCGGCTGGCGTCGGCAGCCATGGCAAACCGGTTCTGGTAAAGAACCGCTCCCATGCCGCGCACAACTCGCCATTCCGGCCAACGCTGTCGAAACCTTCGGAGATACGGAACATGTTCGGAGCAACCGTCATGCCCTTACGTTCATGTACGCGTTCGTCCACGGTGTTGACCTTCGGCCAGCCATGCTTAGCGCGGCGTTCTCGCAGGATCGCTTCGGCCTTTTCGCCACCTTCCGCCACCAGTGACCGCAAGAGCGGCGGCAATGCCGGCATGGTGGCCGAGGCGGGCTTGAGCAGCTCGGCGCAACGCCCGGCGTGCCACGCTCTCGTGTAAGGGCCATGGACGGTAGGCAACGCAACGTCCGACTTCGGGTCCTCAAGCTTTTCCCAATCGCGCCCGGTCAAGTAAGCGCCGGCCCATGGAACCGAGATTTTGGCTTTCTCGGCACGCTCGATGTAGGTCGGAGACTTGGCGATGCATTCGGCGCGCTGCTCTTGCGAAAGCTTCTGCCACGCCTTCCGGCCAGCATATTCGCTGTCCTTGTCCCGCGTCGGCCATCTGGCATACCAGCGACGGAAAACACGCTCGACGGCTTCCGGCTTTTCTTCCGAACCTTCGTCGCGCGCATCTCTCTCTTGCTGATAATCAGTATTTGCTAGAGATGAGTTATTACTATGTGCCGATTTTGCCGGCGACGGTAAAACCGGCGACGGTTTTGCCGGCGACGGCATTTCAGTCTGCGGTAGAAATGCAACACTCTCGCTGTCCCCGCGCGGCGCGTCGGCGACCGGAGGGGAACGCGGCTCATCAAAGATAACCAGATTGGATGCGCCGAACTTGCCGTCTTCACGCGACTGCTCTCGCTCCGCATAGCCGCACTCGACCAATTCGGCGATCATCTTACGGGCCTTGTCGCGTCCGCAACCACCCTTCTTGATGATGTCGCCAATAACGACGGTCCAGTTGTCCGGCTTCGATAGCAGGTAGCCGAGGAGCCAACGCGCTTCCATGGAAAGACGGTCATCCTCGAATACGTGATTGGGAACGGCGGTATAGCGGGCATTTCGCGCGCCGCGCCGAATAGTCGCCTCGCTGGTCACTGTGCACCGCCTTTCCGCACGATTTCGCGCAGAAGCGAGCGAATGGCCTGCACACTGAGAACGACCGTCTGCGGCAATCCGCCGTCCGCCAAACGTGTGGCATGCAGGGCCGAATATTCCACCGCGAACGCCTGCAAGCCGAACGTGAAGTGGGCTTCCATCAGAATGCGGCGAATAGCGCTGCAATCGCGGCAAATGACGCCCGCCGGGACTCGCAAAAGCCAGTCCGCACGCTGCGCGTCAGTCTCGCAATCCGCTAGTTCTTCAACGATAGGGAGAAGCGCGCTCATCGCCCCACCTCGCGCTCAACCCTGCGCGCTACGGCGCGATAGGCGTCCATCTGCTTGCACAGATCGGTATGGGCGAGCCTTTGCGCTTCTGCGGCCTTTTCGGCGGCGGAGCAGAGTTCGGCGTAGCCCTTGAACGCAGCCTCGATTTGCGCCATGCCGGCAAGCATTTCATCAAACAGCGGATTGGATGCTGCCGGCCCGAAGAAATGTTCGCGAACTTGTGCGACCCAATCGCGCGGTACGCCCAAATCCTTGGCAACGGCGGCATCAGTCCAGGGCGCTTTGTAAGCATCCTTGGCATAGACCGCATCCAGCTTGTCGTTAATGATCCGGCGATCCTCGCGCGTCATCTCGCGCGGCTTTTCGGCACTGGACGAAGCGGAAATGTTAGCCACGACTGTCGTTCCTTTACGTTTGGCCGGGCTGGCGTGGAGCGGGCAAAAATCCTTGCGCGGGCCGTTGCCGACCACCCATCCCTTGTTCTGAAAATGCTGAATTGCCGCAACCGGCGGCTTTCGGTTTGCCCCTGTCTGAAAGGGGAAGTAGGCGACCGCGTTGCAGCAGGCGCACACGATCTTCATCGCCTTGGTGGACTTGTCGCCGTAGGAAATGGACTCTTCTGGAAAATCGCGCTCGCTCATTGGCCCCTGCCCTGTTTCCACACCTCGAAATCCGCGCGCAGGTCCAGAAAGGCCATCTGCGCGCGCGCTTCGGTGTTGATCTGTGTTTTGCTGGAAATGCCGAGCAGCTTTTTCAGCACGGTATCGGCATGGTCTTTGTTGTGGATTGCCCGGCTGCTGTCCCGACGTTCAAGAAAGCGATGGAACGGCTTTTCGGCGCAGAGCATGGCCGCATTCGCCGCGAAATCGCCGTCGCGCAACTGGCGCGGTACTTCCCTTTGAGGCTGGCTTTGCCGCAACGCGACGACTGCACGGCGACGAAGCTCTAAAAACAGCACCACGTTTTCAAGTGCGCCGCTGATAAGCTCAATATCTTCGGGAAGGGCATCGGCGTGCATCGTGCAAAGCACAGCTTGCTCGCCTGTCGCGCGCCGAACAACGATGCGCGTCATCCCGCCATCGGTGTCGATGGACCATCGGTCGCCTTGGCAAAGATCCACGATACCGGTCAATCTGGAAACGCGCGCTTTCTCGCTTTCGCGTGCGGCTTGGGCTGGCGTCGTCATGCAGCCTCGCTTTCCACCGCAGGCGCGGTTTCGGCGGGCATGTAGTCTTTCCAGTCCACCCGGCGAATGGTGGTGCTGTCGCCATAGGTGCCGTCGTCTCGCAGCTCCCAAACGAACCACGCGGTATTCATGCGGCTGCTGGCTTTCTCGCCATCCCACCCGTCGCGATGCATCATCGGAAGCCGCCGTGCGAAAACGTGGACGCGAGCCGGCGGGCAATCGTCCATGACGAAATTGCGGTCATCGTCCGCGAAGCCGCACAGGAAATTGAGATTGAGCAGCAAGGCCATCTTGCGGGGACGGAATACCCGCAGGGCATGGGCGACAAACCCATTTAGAACCTCGCCATAGGGCGGATTCGTCACGATATCGTAAGATCCATGTTCCGCCGGCTGCGAAGTCAGGAAGTCTTGCACCGCCTGCAATTCGCCGTGCTGGTCCGCAGTGCCGTAATCGACCAGATCGGCGAGAACGACACTGTAGCCAGCCCGCTCAAGCATACGAGCAATCGCCGCGCGACCGCAGGCCGGCTCAAGAACCGTGGCGGAAAAGGTTTCGAGGGCGAGAAGCGTATGCATCGCTTCCGGCGGAGTTTCATAAAGGTTCTGTCCACGCGCCTCTTTCGAGGCGCTCGCCGTGCCCACCGCCGCCCGAAGATTGGCGCGGGTCGGCCCAAGCCCGGCAGAAAGCCGCGCCTGAATTGCACGCTCGACAATGCCCGGCTCGCGATGTTCCGCCGCTGCCAGTTTGCGCGCTTCGTGGATTTCCTTGCGGGAAAGGCCGGTTTCCTCCGACGTAAAACTGTTTCCATCGGAAACGGTTTTGGGCCGACCGCCTTTTGACGCCTTACCCGAAGCCTGCGCCTCATCCCACTTGTCCGCGATCAGGATTTTCGCGCGGGCTTCGATCAGCAGTGCGTCGGCCTGCATCCGCCGCGCCTTGGCTATCAGCTTTTCCGTCGCGCCGATCTGTTCGGCGAATTGCGCCGCCGTCTTGGCCGTGGCATATGCAACCGAGGCGACGATACGAGCGTTGACGATATCGCCCTCGTCCAGCAACGCCCGCGCCCGCTCGACGGTTGCGACCAGTCCGGAGGCGTCGGAGGCGGGCAGGATATCCGGCAGATTTTGAGGGATATCCGCAGAAATGGGCAAGTCGCCCGGTTCCGCTATGCCTTGCAGCATCGCCAGCACTTCGCGGGCGCGCTCGGTCGGATAGTAGGTTTTCGCGTCTTGCTTGTCGCGTTTCAGATAACCGTTACCAACGGCATTGTTTGCCGCCGTCACATGTCTTGGCTCTGTCGCCTTTACGACGCCTTCGCTTACCGCTGTCGTGATGAGCGCTAGCGCGTTCGGACCGGGCTTGGGGAGTTTTACGGATTGATAGACGGGCATTAGTTCGCCCTCATCAATCGATCGAGGTAGGCTTGCCCGAGGCCGGTCAGTTTTGCTGTTCGTTCGTCTTGGGAGATATGGACATAGCCGCAGCGGCGGCACTCCAAAGCGAGCAAGCGACGGCCAAGGCCGGTTGCGATCTCGACGCGTCCCCCGGCAAACTGCACTTCACGCAGAAAACCCCTTGCACGTTCGGACAAGGGGCGGGACATCAATTCATCAATGGCGGGATCGGTTTGAGGCTTCATTGTCCGCCTCCAACCGCATGGAGGCCGACCCTCTGCCCGCCGCGTGCTTTCACGTTGGCGAGCGCCTTGCGGAGCGCCGCAATCCCGATTTCCAGTTCCGCCGCGTCCCGGTCCATCTTGGTCGCTTCCGCTGGCGTCACCATGAGATCGGCAATCGCAACTGCCCCGCCCGAAATCAGGTCGCCGGCCTTGCGCACCATGTCGGAATAGGCGGCGATAAGGCAGTGATCGGCCCCGCGCTCGCTTTCCGGCTCGACCAACCGCTTGCCGTGCAGCTCCGCCATCGCCGAAGTGACGACCTGCACGCCGCAATCGGATTCCAGGGCGTAGACCGCGTGCAACGGCATCATTTCCGGGTCCGTCGCATTGTTCATGCGCCCGATGTGACTTTTCGAAATCGAAGAGATTTCCGCAGCCCGCTCGATGCCGCCGACAAGTCGGATGAGATCGCGCTGTGCCGCCTTGATGCGGTGGAACCATGCAGTTTGATTCATGAGACAAAACCTTTCCCGCACCGGGAAATTCCCGGTGTTTTTCCCGTGGTGGGAAATGATCGAAGATGAGAAATTCAGGGCGTTACGAAGCTACGGAGGCCCACATGCAAAACGAGAAATCCCCGCGCCGGGCGGCAGACAAGAAAGCGCCACGGCGCGGGGTGCAGCGGGCCGGGAGGATTGGCCGCGCAAAAGATGAGCGAGGCCGGTCATTCTGCGGCCTCCGCAAACGAAAAGAAGTCATCCGGCTTGAGATCGAGGCCGGTTGCCCTTGCATGGGCAAGCAAACGAAACGCATCAGCCTGCGGAATAATTCCACCCGTGCCGCCGCGATGCCTTGGATACATCCAGCGGTAAACACGCGAAATGTGCTTGCCAGTGATGGCAGACACTTCGCCAATCCCAATTTTGGCAATGACAGACTTTGCCGGATCTAGGTGTTTTTCGCTCATATCGCGATCTTTGCGATTATCGCTACTTTTTGTCAACCGCACCATGGCGTTTTTCGCGATGGATTTTTTTGCGGATTACGCGAAAGTCAAATGATGCTAGACCCGCAACACGAAATCAAACGCTGGTTGACCAACAAGTTGGATGCCGCGCCACACGGCACTGCAAGTGCGCTCGCGCGCACCCTGGGTGTCAGCCCGACGCAAATCACGCGCATGAAGAACTTGGAGGCTGGAAAAGAGCCTCGCAGGATCGCCTTGGAAGAACTCCACGGGATCGCCAAATTCTTCAACGAATTGCCGCCGGGCTACGAGGAAATGGCTAGCTGGATTTCCGACCGGCAAGATCATTCAACGGCGATGCCGGCGCAATCTCGCCCATCACCAAATGCTAGCTTCCCGCCTAAGTGGCAGGCATTTCCCGGAGACACATCAATTCCTTTGCGCGGCCAGATTTCTGCAGGCGCAAACGGCCGCTTCATAATGAACGGGCAAGACATAGCGCGGGTCTTCTGCCCGCCCGGCCTCGAAGGAGTCGAGGGAGCTTACGCGGTCCAAGTACAAGGCACCTCCGGAGAGCCGAGGTTCTTTCATGGCGAAACGGCGTGGGTAAACCCCAATGCTCGCTATCGCAAAGGCGACGACGTTATTGTGCAGATACTCGGCGACGATGAGAGCGGCGAGGTCTTCAGCTACATTAAGCGATACGAAAGCCAGAACTCTCAAGTCCTCAGACTGTACCAGTACAATCCCGCCGATGGCGAAGGACATGAGCTTGAATTCCCCATGGATAAGGTTTTTAGCATCCATAAGGTTGTATTTCACGCGATGCTATAACGCGGCTCATCGCATCGCCAAGTGGGTCGAATAGTGAGGTTTCGAAAGGCCGGAAGGCCCTTTGGGCACTCGCTGCACCTGATTTTCCGGCACAGTTGCATGTAGTTATGGACGCCTAAATCGACAGCCTTTCGTAGGCTTTCCACCCCAAGATTTCGGGAATGGCCGCAGTCGTCGCAAGCCACATAAAGGCTGGACAACTCGATAATCAACCTCATTGCATCGGGGTGATATACCGGCGGCCTCTTCATTTTCTCTCCTGTTTGTTCTTTGTTCGTTCACGCCAAGAAAGCACCTTCTGGTGGCAGTGTCGAGTCGTTTTTGATCTGCCATTCCATGCGGAAAACGCGATTTCGCGCGCTGAACTTAGCGCTTGCTGACTTATAATCGCGATTATCTCCATTTTTTGTCTTGACTTATTTTGCGATTATCGCGAATTTCGGCGCATCCGAGCCTTGCGTACGCAGGCTCGGCATTCGACCGGGCAAACTCGTGCTTTCTTGCGAACTGCCTGCGCCCGGCTCAACGCAACGATGGAGAAAACATGCGCAATATTCCGAGAGAGATGGCCGATCTGGCACGCGAACGCGGCGTCGGCATGACTGAGGCCGAGTTACGGGCCGAAGGTTTCACCAAGGACGAAATCGCGAAGCACGCCACCGAGGCGGCGGAAATGCTGCGCGCAGCAGAAACCGCACGCGCCGCCTGATTCTCTATCCGCTCCGGTTTCCGCCTCACGCGAGGCGGTTTCCCGAACGGATGGAGATCGAGTTTCATGAACAAAGAACGTCGCAAAGAAATCGCACGCGCAATCGCGATGATCGAAGAGGCCAAGAGCATTCTGGAAACCTGCAGCGACGAAGAGCAGGACTATTTCGACAACATGCCTGAATCCTTTCAAGACGGCCAAAAGGGCGAAGACGCGCAAACAGCAATTGACGCCTTAGATGAAGGCGTTTCGAACTTGGAAGACGTTAGCCAGGCACTCGGCGATATCGTCGTGTGATCCCCCATCCGCTCCGGTTTCCGGCCTTCGGGCCGGTTTCCCGAACGGATGAACGGAGATCACATCATGTTCCGCATTTCCCCAATGACAGAGGCCCCCACGAGCCTGCCACCGCTCGAAGAGGAAGTGCGCGCGCTCTGCGCTGCAATCGGTCTCATCACCGCCGCCATGGCGCTCGCCGTGCTGGCACTCATGCTTTCGCACTAACCGCCCAAAGGAAACCGCGCATGAAGAAAATACGCGATGCCTCAATGATCATAGGCATGCTCGAAAACGGCCAACTCAACCCGGCCTTTTCGGCGGAGATCGGCACCACGCTCGAAAAGCTGTCCGCCATGTCGGAAGGCAATCCCATGGCGACGTTCAAGGGGGCCGTGACTCTGAAACTTGGCCTGTCCGTCAAGGACGGCATGGTCACGATATCCGCCGACATGGAGTCCAAGACGCCGAAACTGCCTCGCAAGAACTCCGTCTTTTGGGTTGTCGAGGACGGCGCGCTTTCGACCGAGCATCCCCGCCAACACGACATGTTCACGCCGCGCGAAGTCTCTAGCGCGCAGCAATAACCCTTCCCGACTTTTTCAACCGCGCACCCGCGCACCAATAGAGGAATTGAAATGGATCAACTGACCAACACCGCCGTTGTCGAAATTGCCAAGATCGCGACGCAGGCCAACGCCCACATTATCAGCGTGCCCGCGCCGGCAAATGCCAAAGGCATCCCGTCAAGCGTGCCCGCCTTGCTGGACCCGTCGAGCGGGCGAGTTACGGATGTATCCAATATCTTCGCCCCATGGCGCGACCGCCCGGAGCGCAAGACCGGCACGGCGAGCGTCGAGACGCTGGATTCGTTCATCGCTCTCGTCGAGCGCCACAAGACGGCAAACAGCGCTATCTTTGCCATCACCGATTGGCAGAAGCCGAGCTTTACCGCAGTCATCGACTATCACGGCACAGACCCGGACAACGGCAAGCACCGCATCCACTACGCTTTCCCGCTCTCCGAGGAGTGGAAGGCCTGGGTTTCCAAGGACAGTAAGCCCATGACCCAGGGCGAGTTTGCCGAGTTTATCGAAGACCATATTGCCGAGCTGTCGTCGCCCGACTCGGACGAGGCCAAGGACTTCGGCGGCATGTTCAACACCAAGGTTGCCTATCCTAACGAGCTGATCGAGCTTTCGCGCGGCCTGCAAGTCAATGCGGAAACCCGCGTCAAGAATGCCGTCAAGCTGCAATCCGGCGAAAGCCAGATCGTGTTCGAAGAAGACCACAAGAACGCAGCCGGCCAGCCTATCACGGTGCCGGGCATCTTCATTCTGAGTATCGCGCCGTTCTTTGAGGGCGAAAGCATCCGCGTGCCGGTCCGCCTGCGCTACCGCCTGCGCGAGGGCGTTCTTTCGTGGATATTCATGCTCTATCGCCCGGATATCCACATCACCAAGGCCGTCAACTTCGCCCTCCACGACACCGCCGCCGCGCTGGACCTGCCGAAATTCACCGGCAAGCCGGAAATGGCCGGCGGCTGATTGCAGCGGAGCGGGCGTCACCCCTCGCCCGCTCTCGCCTTTCCCGAAACTTGAACCGCAACATGAGACAGCCGGGCGCTGCTAGAATTATCGCATAGGACGACGAATGAAAGCGGAGCGAACTGACGGTATAGCCTACCCGCCGCGTGGATTAAGCCGAGAAGCATCGGCAAGATACATTGGCGTCAGCACCACAAAATTTGACCAGCTCGTCGCCGACCGTCGCATGCCGAAGGCAAAGAAAATTGATGGCCGCGTGGTTTGGGATCGCATTGCCTTGGACGCAGCGTTCACGGAACTGCCGGACGAAGGCGTCAACATGATTGACGAGATATTGTCAGGCCGGCACCCCTAGAAGTAGAGTGGCTTATGGCTACGCACCCCGATTATCCCTTTGCATCATCCTTCGAAGACCGCCACGGCACCACCCGCTGGCGGTTTCGCCGTTCCGGAAAGACGGTCTCATTGCCCGGTCAGCCGGGCGATCCCCAATTTGAACAGCATTACAAAGCAGCGATTGAAGGGCGAAAACCGACCACCGCTAAAGTCATTGGCATGCCGGGCGCGGTTGCCCAGGGTTCATTCCGCGATGGATGGCGAAAAGTGCAACGCACTCCCGAATGGCTCAAGTACGATCCGGCCACGAAAGATAAGAACACACGGCTTGCCGAAGAATTTCTTGAGCTGCTGCTTGTGGAAAATGGCACGGCCAAATGGGGCGATATGCTGGTGCGCGATCTGAAACGCCGGCACGTAAAGGAACTGCTAGCGAGATTTCATGAAACGCCCCACAAAGCCAAACATCTGCTGGTTGCGGTTCGCAAGATGATTTACGTGGCACTCGATGAGGAATGGATAGATAGCGATCCTACCTACAAGCTCTCCTACCGACCGGAGTACAAGGGCTGGCGTGCATGGACAGAGGAAGAGCGTGCCGCGTTTGAAGCCAGATGGCCGCTCGGTTCTGCGGCGCGAACTGCCTATGGACTTGCACTCTGGCTCGGCAATCGCCGCTCCGATGTCGTCAAGATCAAATGGAGCGACATCGACTTAAAGAACCGGACGGCGACCATCACCACCAAGAAGGGCGACAAGACGCTTGTCCTGCCCCTCACGCCCATGATGATCGAAATTCTTGCACCGCTCGACAGGAGCAAGGAATTTGTCCTGATCAATGGTTATGGAAACCCCTTTTCCGGGAAATCCCTAACTGGCATGATGTCGCACTGGACCAACCTTGCCGGCATGCCAAAGGGCTGTAGCCTGCACGGTCTCCGAAAAACGCTGGGCAAATTGCTAGCCGAATCCGGCTCGACCACCCGCCAGTTAATGGAGACCTTGGGCCATGATGATATCCAGCACGCTGAACTTTATAGCCGCGAAGCAGAACAACAGCGGCTCGCTAAGGATGCAATGACCCGCCTAAGTCGGAAGATGACCGTAAAAAAGGCTTCGAAATCGGACCGTGCTGTGTGACACGCAATATCAGGAGACAGCAGAATTATTGAAAGTAGTTCCTCTTGTCGATGTCGGCACAGAAAGAGTAAAACGAGCCCACCTATCCGCCAATGGAATTGCGGCGGTTGCGCGGTGTAAGATTAGGACGGGCCCGTGGTTGACGTAAATGAACTTAATTTGGTGTTGCGAATCCTAGACGCCGCTATAGATGGGCTTAGAAAATACACAAACGTTACTCCTGTAAGGCCCCTTCCGTCGGATGCTATTTTAGCTAATACACTCGCATCAGAGCTGCACCAAATCACTATAATGGCGCGCTCGATGGTTTCAGTTCGAGATGTTCACCAGTTCCGCAATTCACTGAACAATTTAAGTCATAATGCGACATATGTGATGCTGAAGCATTTGCCGTTTCCGGCGCCGAGTCTAATAGACGGTGGCGTGTTCGCCGGAGTCAAGGAGGCGGTTAACGGAGTGCTTGGCCGCCGTCAGACAACAATAGAAAATGCTATCGAGTTCGCTCGGGAAGCTGCTGATCAATGGCTAGAACCCATTCCCCAAACCTTTCCTCTTCCCTCGCCGAAAGTTGCCCCGTTCAATTTTGACATAGTCGATAAACGCCTCGTTGTCGTTAGCCAGCCTGCCAGTGCATCCGATACGGGTGCCACTGCCAGCGCTAGAACGGCACTTCTTGAGCAAGGGCAACGGCTGCTCGAAGCCTTGACAGCCTCAAACAGCAATCCCCTACTTCGCGATGCATTACAAATATTGCAGATTAAGCTCTCATCTGGGCACGATATTGTTCAGCTCGGGCTACTCAATCTGACATGGGAGGGAGCAGTTCACGGCGCTGAGGACGAAGTTTCCGCTGTGATGGCAAGGAGTTTGCAAGCCCACGCGTTGGGAGTCCGTCACTATCTCGCTCAGTATCCCGAATGGGTTGCGTTTAGTGACAATGCAGCCGAACTAGAGCTTTCTCGCGAAGAGCTCGAAGCGCTGGCCCGCGAAACTGAGCAATTGGCGGATAAGCTTGAAAGCGAAATTACAGTTGATGAGGAAGTTCCGCGATCATTAAGGTTCGTAGCTAATGTCCGCAAGCAGCCGGCCAAGGAATTGAAGCGGGCAGGCTTAGCCTTGATCCGCACAATTGAGAATTTAGCAATTTCCGTATTCCGCCAACTGTCAGATTTTGCCTCCACGATATTTAAGCAGTCCCTGAGCGCAGCTCGTGTGCCGGTGGCCGGCGCACTAGGGTTGGCCATAGCTGCGATAATTCTGCATCAGGCAGAAATTTGGGCGACGGTGTCAGGTGCAGCTTGGCTCAAACCCGCTGCGGAAATCATTCAACGTTCCGAAGGCGCACTTATTGGTAAGGTAAAGTAAGGTGAGCTGCCCATTGAATCCCAAAATCTAGGTATGCAAGTCTGCGACTTTAAAAGCGTAAAATAGCTCCCTTTGGGCTCCGCCGGAGGCAATTTAGATTCCCCTGGGATGGAATTTAAGCGGCGCCAAAAGACCGCTCTAAAGCAGTATAATGGCAGATTTCCCCTCTCCGAAGAGGCTCACATCCCCAACCTTGTTCCGCCTCCCTGAAGGCTTCCCAAATTCCATTCTACGGGAAGATTTGGGATGAATGGGGCAAAGTCTTCTGAGCCCATCTGTCACCGAAGCATTGCGTGTCTGCGCCGCATTTCGCGAGGTCAGCAAACATGTCTTTGACCTCCGCATCGTCCTCGTGAAATTCCTGAAGGGAGCAAGCTGCCACGATCCCAGGAGTCTCGGCTTTAAATTTAAGCTCCGCACCGTTTCCTGAAGCCTCGACGTTAAAGACGTGGAAATCAGCGACGCTCTCCGGTTCTTGTCTCGGGCCCCCAAAAACATTCACCCAAAAACTAGCCTTACCGGCGCTTCCATCGCTATTGATAATCTTGACGAAAACGCGTCCCTTCCAATTTTGC